CATAATACCAGCCGACACAAACCCTTGTGCAACAGCCATACCAGTGGCAGAAATTGTCCCTCCAGCCATTGATGTAATGCCCGTCATTACTGGTAATGTCTGGGGGAGTCCTACTGCCGCCACGATAACAGCTATCGTCAGGAGGGTTCGCAGGGGATTCTTACCTCCGCCTCCGCCATGCAGAGGAACGGAGATCAGGACATGAGAGTCTACGGGAGGGGTCATGTGCCACTGATCGCGGGGGATCGGGACGCCGTCAATCTCAACAATGACGTAGGTGTCCGGATATAGCTGATGCACAATGTCCCGGATCGTCGAGCCGTGAGCGACATTCACGACTTTCGGTGCGTGGAATGCCATCGGGCTGACTATGATTTCACGGCTATCCTGCATAGCGATAGAACCCCTCAACCTTTTGCTTCCATTGGATTCCAGTATATTCCTCAATTGTAGAGTTAATGCCTTCCATGACATGGAGCATCCGCTTCCTGTCGATAACCAGGCCAACGTGATAAACCATATCGCCAGTGCGGAGCAGAATCACATCATACGGTTGCGGCTTGTCAACGCGTTCCCATGCTTGCTTGCCGTCCCGGATCATCCTCGACACCTTCTTCAGCGAGGCCAGCGAGCCGTCAACATAGGCCCCGGCGAAGTCGGGTAATTCAATTCCCAGTCGCTCCCGGTATACCATGACGACTAATCGCCAGCAGTCACAGCCGTTTCGGTCGTTTCCGTCCTTCGTAAATGGTATTCCAATATAGTCAATTATATCATCCATTTATCGACGCTCATATTTGCCCTGTATTGAACGATCTCATCTCAAGTGATACCTACGTATCAACTAAAACAGCCCTGGAAAGTATGACGGGACAAAAGCACCCGCCGGAAACGGCTCAGACTCTAACGTCTCAAGCCGAAGTGTCCCGGTGATCGTCGTTGCGTTATAGCTGATATTCACTAGCTGAAATTCCGGCCAGCTTGCGTCAATCGTATCAAGGGCGTTGTCCATGACAATATCCACACGACACGTCACCGGCGTGTAGACGCTTCGGATCGTCTCAGTGTAAGCCCGATGAATGTTGTCGATCTCAAGCTGCATCTCTCCTGGTCCCTCGTCCGTATCATCAGGGAGCTTAATTCGGACGGGAAGGAAGACGTAGTTGTCACCGTTTGATACGGTGCCATATACTTTCTCCGTGTCAGTAGTCAGTTCGGTCAATTCCTGCGTCGGATCGGTGCTGATCCTTATATCGTCGGCAAGGTCATCATGAGACAACGTTATCAAGGCGATGGGAACGCGCCCGGTTTCCTGGGAAAACGCGGCCTCCTTAAAATTCAAGGAAACAGTGGTCATGGAAGCACCTCGAATGACATGCTCACTTCATACGTCCCCGGCTCCACCGCCGTCCATGTCGGAGGCTCGGTAAAGCGCATCTCACAGGACACTGTATGGGCAGGAGGTTTCGTCCACGAGAACCGGAGGGAACCGCCAAGCAATGTCGTATTGTAGAACGTATCCAATGCCGCCAGTTCCGTGGCATCCATTATCATCGTGCCGGAAACAGGCTCCACGCCCGCCGTGAACCTTCGCCGTACTTTCGCAGGGCCAGCGTCCATCTCAGACTTGATAGTCACATTCGGCGGTGACTGACTGTAGCCGTTGACAAATAGCTCTTGAGGTAAATCACTGTCCCAAGCTGGCACACTCATTGCTTATCTCCCTGTCAACTGTTGACGCGCCCCGAAGCTCTGACGCATCGCCTTGTTGGACTGACTCCCGAATGTGCCGAGCTTCTTGGCCACGGCCTGATCAATATAGACATCGATAGCCTTCTGGCCGTCCGCTGTGGTACGCTCTGAGGTTGAGACATCGGCTCCCACATTGTTATAGATGTTCACGACTGCCCCGCCGCCGGTTGACTTCACTCCCAAGTCCCCGCCGATACGGGTTAAGGGCATGATTGCCTCTGCTCCGGCCTCACCCATCAGCCCCGCACCTTGCGCCATAGGGAAGACTGTTGGTCTGGTGACGATTCCGCCCTTGGCAAACGGGATCACATTGCCATTTTGGAATGCGTTGCCTTTGGCGAAGGGCCACAGAGACCCAAAGTCAAATCCGCCTATTGACTTAAACATCGGCCCCATAATTTGCTGTTGAATAAACATCCGCATCAAATCGTCAATCATAGAATCAATCATGTCAGAAAAGGACATTTCACCCGTCCGCGCAAATTCAACTATCGCATTGGTACTATCACGCCCCCACCCCTCGATTGATTGTTTTAGTTCGTCGATGAGACCTTTCTCTTTATCAACACTGTCCTCTAATATCGCGGTCTTGCGTGCCTGATACCATTCGTCGAGCTGCGTTTTGTCATCAATGTAGGCGGCATAGGCCTGATATTGCTCGTCCAGTTTCACCAACTCATATTCCGTCGTGGAGAGGGTGGCGCGCTTGTGGGCGTCGGAGAAATCAGCCTGTTTTTCGGCATATTCCTTTTCGTATTCTTCAAGTGCCGCCCATTTTCGCGCCTCGTCCTCTATGTAGGCGTTGACCCTCAGTTCATGTTGTTTTTCTTTTTCTTTCTCAAGCGCCGCCGCCTCAGATGCCGCCTGCCGTTCCTGTTGCGCCCTAATCATTGCCTCAGTGTTCCGGCGCCGGGCATCTGCTTCCTGCTGGTAGCGTTTGAGAGAGTTCTGCATCCGCTGTTCTTCGGCTTTGTCTTCTGCTTCTTTCTGGGCTTCCAGGGAGGCGAGTTCTTTTTCAAGTTTTGCGATTTCCTGACTTGCGATCCCGCCCAAATCACCAAGCCCCGGAATGCCTTCAGTACGCAAAAGCTCCAGTTGCTTTTTCGTTTGTTTTATTTTCTGTGTTGTCGAACTACCGAAAATGGCATCCCCCACAGCCCCTAACCCCACCCACGCTGCCATGAGAGTGCCGGATTCTTCTTTGGCTAATTTCATCACGGCAAGGGTTTCATTGAGCCAGGGAATCAGATCGAGAGCTATCCCCCGGCCCGCTCCCTGTGCCGATTTCATCAGGATATCAAGTTGGTCGTTGAAGTAGGCGGCTTCGAGGGCGGTCTTGGTGGAGATAACCAGCCCCATCTCTTCGGCCTTTTTCTGCAACTGTTCGATCCCGTCCCGGCCACCGTTCAGCATGGGGATTAGTTCAGCCCCGGCCCGTCCGAAGATGTCCATTGCATAGGCGGTCTTCGCTGCGCCGTCCTCCATCTTGGAGAATCGGGTTGCAATGTCTTTCATAACCTCTTCAGAGCTTCGGAGAGTTCCATCAGAGTTCGCAACCTTGATATTCAGATCCTCAAAGGCATCCTTGGCTTCTCCAATGCCCTTGCTCACGTCATACATATTCTGAGAGAGCTTCTTTGTGCCCTTCGCTACAGTTTCAAGGGTTGTGCCGCCCTGGGAGGCTACAAGGGCCATAGAGGATAGATACTCGGAGGTGGTGCCGGTGGCCTGGGCCAGCTTCCCCATTTCATCGGCGACGGTGATCTGCTTCTTTATGAACGCAACAGAGGCGGCTATTGCAGCGGCAACGGCATAGCCAGCGTATCTATTCAAGGCGGTAGCGGCTTCGGTAAATTTTTTCCCAACCTTCCCCATGGCCGCGGACATGCCCGTGGCGTTCTTCTGCACGGCGTCCTTGGCCTTCTTCATGTCAGAGGAAAACTGTGCGTGACCGGCACTTAGCTCGGCTCTAAGGGCTCCTATGGGTTCAGCCATGCTATTTACCCCTTCCGAAGTATGCTTTCATTTCCTGTTCCAATCCCGGCCGTTGCGTCTTTCGTTTCTTCCGGCTCAATGACTCAAATTTCGGCAGCTTCTTCGCCCTCGTGAACGCCGCTATCATCCATGCCTGTTTATCCGCCCGCTCAATGAGGGCTTCCATCGCAATGCGGGTCTGATACGGCGTCAGATGCCAAAATTCCTGCGGAGAAACACCCGCAAGCACCGCCGAACGATACGCCTGATCCATCCAGTCATGGTCTGCTTTTTTTTTACGTCACCGTCGGGGACAGGCTGATCACCGAAGTATGCAAACTTGAGAGCCTCCTGCACGTCATTAGCGAAGGGAATCAGCGGGGGCGATAACTCCATGATCTTTTCCGGGGTCATCTCAGGGTGACGCTCACGCAGTCCAGCGGATCCGACATAGGCAACTGTTTCAGGATCGAAAAGATTCGGACTATCACCATACCTCCCCGCTACCTCGGCGAGTGCCGCCCAGGAATAACGGAGATAGTACGGCTTCCCTGCAATGTCTGTTCGCTTCACTCCCGTGATCATGACA